GTGGTCGTGGGTAACTTCCTCTACACCTGGATTACCAACCGGACCAAAGCAAACGGGGCCGCCATTAACCGGGTTGAAACGGACCTGAATGAAGTGGTACGTCGGGTTGACCTCCTGGAACAGAAGGTCGAAGCGGCCCCGACCCATGACGATGTTGACCGCATCTATCGTCGCATTGATGACATCAACGGCGAGATGAAACAGATGCACGGCGAGATCAGCGGTAGCACCAGCACGTTGAACCTGATTCACGATTACCTGCTCAACAAGGGGGGCCGATGAACTATCGCGACTTCGAGACCAGTGGCCGGCGGTTGGTCACACTGCGCATCCTTTCGCGCAGCAACGACTACACCACCAACGAATTCCGCCTCAAGGAAGAACTGGGCACGGAGTACGGCCACAAGGTGAGCAGCGATGTGCTGCATACCGATCTGGCCTGGCTGGATGAACAAGGCCTGGTGGTGGCCCAACAAACCAGCGCCTGCTGGATCGCGACGCTCACCAGCCGGGGGGACGACGTGGCCAGCGGCCGCGCCCAGGTGCCCGGTGTGGCTCGCCCGAAGCCGGGGGTCTGATCCATGCCGCAACGCTCCAAAGTCTACGACCTGCCGCCCGAACTGAGAGAGACCCTAAACGAACGCCTGGTCGGCTCGGGCTTCGCTGATTACGACGGCCTGTCCACCTGGTTGGCTGAGCAGGGGTTTACTGTTTCGCGCTCTTCCATTCAGCGCTACGGCGCCGACCTGCAGGCCGACTTTGAGGCCGCCATGGGCGACGTGCGGCGCACCACCGAGATGGCCAAAGCGCTGACGGCCAACATGGACGACGACGAAGGCAACCTGCTCGATGCCACCGTCGGCATCGTGCAAGAACAACTGCTGCGCATTCTGATCGCCCTGCGCAAAACCGAGGAAGAACCGGCCAAGGCCGCCAAACAGATGGGTAGCATCTCCCGCGCGCTGGCCGATATCGGCCGGGTGTCGCTCAGCCAGAAGAAGCACGCTCGGGAGATTCAGCGTGAGGTCTTGGCACAAGCCGCCGAGGTTGCCGAAAGTCGACTGGCCAGCCAGGGGATGAGCCAGGACGCCATCGATACCATCAAGCGCGATATTCTGGGGATTGCCTGATATGACCACGGTCCAAGGTGCCAGCCTACCCGAGTCCGTTCTGTTACCTTACCAGAAAGCATGGATCGCCGATGACGCCCAACTCAAGATCGCCGAGAAAAGCCGGCGTACGGGTCTGACCTGGGGCGAAGCAGCCGATGCTGTGCTGACGGCCAGCGCGGCCAAAGCGGCCGGTGGCACCAACCACTATTACGTCGGCTCAAACAAGGAAATGGCCATCGAGTTTATCGAAGCGGCGGCTATGTGGTCGCGGGCCTTTAACAAGGCTGCCTCGGCGATTGAAGAAGAGCTCCTTCAGGATGAAGACAAAGACATTCTGACGTTCAATATTCGTTTCTCCTCTGGCTTCAAAATTCAGGCACTCAGTTCCCGGCCCAGCAATCTGCGCGGTCGTCAGGGCAATGTCACCATTGACGAGGCGGCCTTCCACGAACACCTGGCCGAAGTGCTCAAGGCTGCCGGTGCCCTGACCATGTGGGGCGCCAAGGTACGCATCATCAGCACACACAACGGCGTTGAGAACCTCTTTAACGAACTGCTCGAAGACAGCCGCGCCGGTAAGAAAGACTACAGCGTCCACCGCATCACCCTGGACGACGCCTGCGAGCAGGGCCTCTACAAACGCATCTGCCAGGTCGGCCGCAGGTCCTGGAGCCAGACCGCCGAGGACGACTGGAAGGCCAAGTTGTTGCGTGCCACAGCTACCCGCGAAGACGCCCTGGAGGAATACTACTGCGTGCCCAAGTCCGGCGGCGGCGCTTACCTGTCCAGAGCGTTGATCGAAGCGCGCATGAAAGAAGCACCCGTGGTGCGCTTTGAAGGCTCAGCCGAGTTCAACGCCTGGCCAGAGCACCTGCGCGAAGCCGAAGTTCGCGACTGGTGCGAGGCTCAGTTGCTACCGCTGCTGACCAACCTGGATGCCACTTGCAACCACGTCATCGGCGGCGACTTTGGCCGCACCAGCGACCTGACCGTCTTCGCTCCTATGGCGATCACTCAGACCCTGCGGCGGACCGTGCCGTTTCTGGTCGAGCTGCGCAACGTGCCGTTTCGCCAACAGGAACAGATTTTCAATTACCTGGCGGACCGGTTGCCGCGCCTGATGGCCGGGGCACTGGACGCCCGTGGCAATGGGCAGTATCTCGCCGAGCAGGCAACCTACCGGTATGGGGCGGACCGTATCGAAGCGGTCATGCTGTCGCAGAGCTGGTATCTGGAGAACATGCCACGCTTTAAGTCGGCCTTCGAAGATGACCTGATCGACGTGCCACGCGATGCCGATGTGCTCGATGACCTGCGCGCCCTGCAGGTAATTCGTGGGGTGCCCAAACTGCCGGATGCCAAAACCGGCAGCAACAGCAACCGCCACGGCGATGCTGCCATCGCTCTGGTGCTGGCCTATTTCGCCAGCCAGATGGAGGTCATGGAGATCGACTGGACCCCAGTGCCGGCCCACGCCGGCGGATGGCTGGACAGCCCACGCGACATCGATACCGACGACCACACCAACCCCTTCAGCGGAGCCGGCGCATGGTAAACCCACTCAGCCTCATCAAACACACCTTCGGCAAACTAGCCTCTCGCGCCCTGGACGAACAGCAAAGCGACAGCGACGACCTGGCCGGCATCGGCTGGCTCAAGCGCGACCTGGCCGAACACCCCACACGCGGCCTAACGCCAGCGAAGCTGCACGCCATTATGGAAGGTGCCGAGAGCGGCGACCTGATGGCCCAGTCGGACCTGTTCGAGGACATGGAAGAACGCGACGCCCAGATTGGCTCAGACCTGGCCAAGCGCCGCCAACAGGCCGCCGAACTGGAATGGCAGATCGTGCCACCGGAAAACCCGACGCGGGCCGAACGCCTGGCGGCCGAGCAGGCAGCTGAGGTATTCAGCGGGCTGGAAGTTGAAGACCTGGTCATCGACCTAGGCAGCGGCCTCGGCCACGGCTGGGCCAACTTGGAGTTGCCCTGGGCGCGAGATGGCCAGGCGCGCATCATCGAGCAGCCGATCCTGCGGCCACACCGCTGGTTCCAACTCCACCCCGAGGACCAAAACCTACTGAGGCTGCGCGACATGAGCGCCGAAGGCGAGGCGCTCTGGCCACTCGGTTGGCTACAGCACCGCCACCGCGCCAAGCCCGGCTATGTGGCGCGTTCGGGCCTGCACCGCCAATTGGCCTGGCCCTACCTCTTCGCCAACTACGCCCTGGGCGACCTGGCCGAACTGCTGGAAATTTATGGCCTGCCCATCCGCCTGGGTAGCTACCCGCGAGGGTCCAGCAAGGAGCAAAAAAACACCCTGATGCGCGCCTTGCTGGGTATTGGCCACAATGGCGCGGGCATGGTGCCAGAGGGCATGAAGATCGAATTCAAGGAGGCCGCCGCCGGTCGCTCCGAGATGTTCGAGACCATGCTGACCTGGTGCGAACGCGCCAAGGCCAAGGTCATTCTGGGCGGCACCTTGACCAGCGGTACCGGCGAGGGCACCAACACCAACGCCCTAGGAAATGTGCACGAACGCGGCCTGATGAGCCTGATTCGTTCAGACGTGCGCCAGTACGCCGGCACCATTAACCGCGACCTGCTGTGGCCCATGGCCATGCTCAATTACGGTATTGCCGACCGCCGCCGCGCGCCGCGCTTCTATCTGGACACCGGCGAGGCCGAGGACTACAAGGCCCTGGCCGACAGCCTGCCCATCTTTGTGGACATGGGCGCCAAAATACCGCTGTGGTGGGTGCATGAGAAAACCCGCATTCCACGGGCGACGGACACGGAAGTTACCCAGGGCGATATCCTCACACCGAAGCTGGCCAGTACTGGGGCCACGCCCGGTGAGGGGCCTGCTCCAGCCACCGAGTCGGTGCAGCAAACCGCCCTGAATGGCGCGCAAATCAAATCCCTGTCGGAGGTCATCGCCCAGGTGCAGACCGGGGCATTGGACCGAGACCGCGCCAAGGCGCTGATTGAAGCGGGCTTCCCGGCCATCGGCGCTGACCAGGTTGAACGCCTGCTGGGAGAGGCAATAGCGGCCGCACCGGCCCGAGCCGCACTCCCGGCAGGCTGGACAGCGCTGCGGCCGGCACCCGAACAAAAGCCCGCGCAGCCGGGGCACTACACCGACCCAGCCACGCCGGTGCTGGCCGGGGCCGCCAACCCCATCGTTGAAGACTGGGTCGACCAGCTCGATGCGCTGTTGCAACAGGCCGAGGCGGACGGACTGAGCCTGGCGCAATTCGAGGAACGCCTGCTGGACGCCTATGGTGACCTGCCGACCGAGCAACTCACCAACCTGATGGCCGAGGCGTTCGCCGCCGCCCACCTGGGTGGCCGTGACAGCTTAGAGACAGATGGATGATCCAGGGTGTTTTCGGTCGGCCGTTTGCCGAGCAGGTCGAACATTTCCGGCGCAAGCTCACTGTGCCCACCGCAGCCTGGGATGACCTTATCCGGGGGGCGCATGACCAGGCCTTTGTGGTGGCCGGTGCCATGAAGGCTGACCTACTGGCCGACCTGCGCACCGATATCGGCCGGGCCATTGCTGAGGGAAAAAGCCTGGGCGCTTTCCGCCAAGCGTTCAGAGAGACCGTCGCCAAGAACGGCTGGACCGGCTGGCGTGGCGAGGGCAGCCAAGCCGGCACCGCCTGGCGCACCCGCGTTATCTACAAGACCAACATGGCCACCAGCTACGCCGCCGGCCGCTGGCAACAGATGACGGACCCGAGTGTGATGCGGCTGCGGCCCTATTGGCGCTATGTACACAACACCGT